CAATTTCGTATCTCCTAGACAAATGCCCAATCTGAGCCAATTTCACGACCTCAGCTACAGCAAGGCGTTCATCGGTGCGATCCTGTTTTGGCGCCAACATGAGGGCACATTCACGTTGATCTTTCATTAATGCATATAGAGCAGGATCGGATTTTTCAAGTAGCTTGTCATAAAATTTCGGCGGCTTCGAAGGATAGCCACGCGACACACACACGTCTTGCGGATAAATCTCCCGCAAGTATTTCTCAAAATGCAGAGCCCCAATGCCCGGTCGCCTGGACATGGTGGCGTACTCGGGTTTCAGTTGAAAAACCTCCCCCGTAGTTTCGCATATCTTTTGGTAATGAGTTTGGGCGCCCTCGCGGCGAAATCCGCTACTATCGACCCAATCACGGTTTCCAGTGACTTTTTTAGTAACGTAACGGGCAACGTAAGCACAGCTTTCAAAAGTGACATCTCCGCACCTATTTATTCCTTTCGGCCAAAGTTCATCGAGTAAAGGACTGCGCCAAGTAAAATCACCGCGATCGGAATGCTGAGTTTCATATCCACCGTCGCGAAAGTCTGTTCCAAAAATGATTGCATGGTAGTGGGGTCGTCCACGTTTCTCTCCATACTCACCCGCGTGAAAGAAGCGAATTCTCCGTGGGGCAAGCTTGAACCGGAGCCGCTTCATAAAATCCTGAAAGTGCTTCACGTCCAGAGACCCATCCCGGGGGAGATGCTCTTCGTCATATGTCAAGGTGATAAAACTAGACTCGTCATGAAATCGCTTTTCATGAACCAAGCGGAGAGCCCATTGACGCGACCTCTCGAGCCGGCAGCCGATGCAGCGGCCACAGGGGAGTTTAATTTTGGTCGAATCTACGGTATCACGAAAGAAGACGCCCTTTGGCGAACGCCAAGCGTCAATAGGATGGTAACAGGGCACACTGTTCCCTTTCAATTCAGCCCCAGGGGATGCATCCCCTGGGGCTTTTGTATGTCAGAGCCGAATCCCGCCCCTCATAGACGGGGTGCCCGTTCTGACAAGGTTGTTTTTGCCATTCACGCGCGTGCCGCGCTTGAAGACAGTCCGACTATTCTTGTTGGACATCGGCTTACGTTTCATGGGGTCGATCTCCTCCTCCACCAGTATGACACGAAGCGCGCTGTCAGTGGGACCATTTACATCAAGAGGTGGTATGGTCCCACGGGCAAGCTTACTTGCCCTGTTTAGTCGGGGAAGGCGGCGTTTGAGCCGCCGGGGCACCGGGCTGCCCGCCCGGGGAAGGGGAACCGGAGGCCGCCGGAGCGGCCCCCGGGGAGTCTGGCGAGGGGGAAGGCCCAGCAGCTTCGCCGGAGGCCTCAGAAGCGCCCAGACCGTGCTTGATAAGCAAGGCGCGGCCTTCAGGAGTATGGGCAGCTTCCACAAAGACCCGAGGGTCATTCCCAAACTCGGAACGCACCGCAGCAGGGAGTTGGGCAAAGGCATCCTCGGCAGCGAGCACCAGGTCGTGCATCTCAGCGAAGGTAGGCACAGACGAGAAGTCGCCGTAGCGAGCGAGAACGGCCCGGGCCGGATCGCCCAGGACGCCAGTTTTCATGTACCGGCCGACAATTTTGTTGACATCGCATTCATCAGCAAATTCGGACTTAGTCATCCTCTCTTCGAGAGTACAGGCAATGCCAGCATCGAACGGAGCATCATATTGAGTTTTAAAGACACGAGTAGTCATGGGACACGCATTCCTTTCGTTCCCTGTTTATCCAGGAATTCATGGTTTCGTTGAGCGGAGGATTTCATCTGTTCCAAGTTTTTGAAGATGCTTGAGGCAGCCCCAGCACCCTGGATCAGTTGAAGGACACGTTGAACGACAGCATCGTAGCCAGCGGCAGAAGTGTCGATATCACCTTTACGCTTGCGGGCCCGACCCTCAGCTATTGCAGCATCCGCTTCATACGAAGCAGAACGAGCACGAGCTTCCACGGAAGGCATACTTGCCTGAGTAGCTTTTGCAGAAGCATTAGCGTTATTCGCTTGGGCAACAGACGCAAGAGCAGCAGCTTTGATACCAGCATTCTGAGCATCGAGATTCTCCAATTCCTTTTGGCCCTTCATCATAGCCAGAGCCGTGGGAGCGAGAGAGGCAAGCCCTTGACCGAGCTTACCAACGGCATTTTCAACACGAGTCGTAACACCAGAAGCAGCTTGACCAGAACCCATTGCACCAGACGGAGTCGCAGCGCCGCCTTGGGAGGCCATGAGCATCGGATTCAAACCCGCTTTTTCCATATCCACGCGCGAGCGCTGATAAGCGGTGTTCGCCAAATTTTCTTGCCAATCACGGAGGCCTTTCGCCTGTTCAGAGGACCAATCCCGCTGGATCTGGGCCTGTTCAGCATTGAAGGCATTCGTACCATCCGCAATCGCAACATTCGTTTCGTTCGTATCCTGCTGACCGTAGTAATCCAAAATAGAGCCGCCCATCGTGGTCACAGCCCCAACGGCAGCCATCGGATTGAGACCAGCCAACCAACCAAACATAGACATAGAACCCCCTTAGAGCTTATCGATCAGACCCGGAACGGAGTAAACCGGCATCGGACGCGCACATTTGAGATCGAAGGCCACGTCGAGCAGGAAGTCCGGAGCGCTCGTCACAGCTTTCACTCGGGACATCGGGGGAGTTTCCTTAATGAAGGTATCGCCCAACGTCGGAAGAGCAGTGAATTTCTGCGCAAGGTGCCACATATCCAAAGGAGTTGCGTACGTGGAACGAAATTGACCCGTGATGACCGAAGGCTTGTAGCGATATTCAGCGTACCGTTCTTGGTAACCAAACACAGCAGCATCTTGGGCCGCATTGGCAGAGCCGACAGCATAAATCTCCTTGTTGAGAACGGTCTGTTCGCCCAGGTGGGCCAAAGCAGGCCAGTAGAAGTCGCACCGAGTAAGGCGCGAGAACATGCGGTTGAGACCCTGTTGGTAGGTCAAATCCGCACGCACGGAGATAAGCCCAATGAGCACGCCGTGCTCCACGAAGGATTTCGCAAACCCATTTCCAATGTGGGAGAACATCCCCATAGCGGCCAGGTTACCTTGCGGGGTCGTCGCATCCGTCGAAGACGTTTGAGGTACCGGCGCGGTATTGATCATAGTCGAACCACCACCCAAGTACTCAGGGCGCTGAAGACGGAAGTCAGGCGAGGTGACACCAAAGTGAGATTTCAAAATCTCCACGTAACGAGTACCGCCACGTGCGTCTCGCTCAAACAGACCCTGCATCTGAAAGGCCTGACGGAGCTGGTTGATGGTTGCAGCGGTAGCGTTCGAAAGATCGGTGTAAAGAGCAGAGGGAGTCCCGGGCCAGGCAGCGCCGGGGTCCAGACTGGCCTTAATGCCGCCAGAGTCAGTAACGTAGCCAGAAGCGTCGATCTGCATAGCGCCGCTGAGAGAGGCCGTATTCGTATTTTCACGATAGGCCTTCCAGGACTGACCAGAAGAGGTGCGAAGAACCGGAGCAGTCGTACCAAGAGGGAGAGTGACCGGCGAACCCTTTTGAGTCCAGGGAAGACAAGAAGTGAAGTAGTCGTGGCGCTTGCCACGTTTCAGAAGAGCGTAATCGGTAGGAGCATCAGGGCCGTCACCCTTGTTCACAGTGACCGAGTTCTGAAGATTCTCGTCACGATACCATTGATTCCAAATCAGGTTGTAGGCGCGATGCCAAAGCGCCGAATGATCCAATCCAGGAATACCTGTCGGAATACCGAAATAGTCATGGATAGAACCAACAGCATAACCAGTAACGGCAGTAGAAGTAATTTTAGGGACACTAAAAGAGGTCGAATCGCCCGGATTATCTTGAGCACCATTGAATTTTTCCCAGTTAGACCAAATCAGGCGATTCGGCACAAAGAAGAAATGAAGATCAGCATACAGGTTATCCATCACCGGAGTAACGGGAGTAGCCAAACGCGCAAAAGTGGTAGCACGCAGCTTAAACGAGTCTCCGGGAAGAACCTCATCAACATAGACGGGAACCAGATAACCAGCGTCAAAAGTAGTCTTGATCTGATGAGAACGATCAAAGACAGAACGAGGAACGTTCACCGCGGGAACCGCAGAGAAGTGATCCTGAGCAGTAGTGAGTTTCGGCTGCGAAAAGATACGATCCATCATGAGACATCTCCTAGAAAAGAAAAGGCCGGGTTTTACCCCGGCCCGGTTAATCAGACAGCGTTAAGCCCCGGGCCCTCTTGAGGCCGATCCTTAGCCGCAGTCGCGGACATGAGTTGCACGGGAGGAACAATCGGAGTGACCAAGCCAGTATCATCGTCGAATTCACCGACCTGGAAAAGAGTGAAATCCGAGGGATGCTTCGCAATCATCGTCTCGGGGTTGTTCGCGAGCTCACGCCACGTCCGTTCGGCCTGTCCGGCGTGAAGAAAGAACATCGGATTCATCCAAACCTGAAGCTTGGAATCGAACGGGGA